CGCAGGTGTAGAATATGTTCCTCCCTGCCGCAAAATCGAGATGGGACTCGGTCTTGGGCTTGAGACACTTCTTGTAATTCTTGGCCAGCCTGCGGATGTACGGGCCTGTCCTCCATGTAAGGAGAAGAGGACAGCCCTGAATGATCCTTGGGTCCGAAAGTTTAACCTCGCTGTCTTGAAGTGCCAGCTCGGCTTTAACGAATGAACTTGCTACCTTCTTCCGTGGTAGCTCCTCACCATTCTTGATGGCAGTGAGGAATGCCTCTCTCCTAGCAGGTGGGAAAGACTTCAGCCACTCTTCTCTGTCTTGTGGACGAGTGACTGGATCGACGAGGTCGTCGAAATGAGGGGTTAGCAGCTTCGATGCTTCTTTCCAGTGCTGTGTGACAGCTTTCTGGATGGCATCGTTCTGCGTGCTCGGAATGCGTTTCCCTACTCTGCCACACAGGCCAATTCTCTCATTGCAGGTACAAGACCGGTAAACGGATGGTCTAAAACCTTCAACACAGAAAGTGGCGCGCGCGGCAAAGAGTGGAGCACATTGCTCGTCCGCCCATGCCACTTTGAAGTGGTCCTGGGTTTGGACTGGGACGTGACCGAGCTCTTTGGCACAAACGTCCATGACGACGTTGTCTCGATTGTGCTTGGACTTCAATAGTCTGGAATAGTCGCTATTCCCTACACCAGCAAATACATCAAGCTTCCACTCGGGGTGGTAGTTGTGCACGATGGTGTTCCACAACACGTGGATTAGAACTCCAATGCCGCCAGTTGATGACAGCACAAAGTGGGCTACAGTTCGAGCGAGTGCTTGCTTAACACTCTCCCCTCTGATTTTGGACTCATATAGCGATATCAAGGCCGACGCTATGATGAGACCACTCCCAGCGACCGTGACTGCAACGGCGTTGGGTACTCCAAGTGCAACTAGGAGCGAGACTGTCAAGTACTTTGCTACTGCGGTGGCAATGCCTTTGATGACAAGCTCTTCTAGGCCTGCGAACGCCGCAACCCTAACTAGCTCTGCCATCCTGCCTGCGCAGTATGCAACTACTTGACTCTTGGAGCGCACTACCGTCTCAGCCTCGAAAGTCTCCTTCTCATGCAGCCTTCCAATCGTGGTGGGCACGACTGAAGCTGATGTTCGGTACTTTCGGAAGCCGGTGGCAGTTCCAAGGAACACCTTGAGTGGTGTTGCTTCTGAGTTGGCCCTTGCCTCCTCCATTTTGTGGCGTGCTACAGCGACTCTCTTTAGAGCCCTCTGCATAACACGCGCTGCAACATGGGGAAGCTGGCGTGTAGTGGGCGGGTCGTCGTCCAGAACATGCTCGTGCCAGTTCTCTGAGCGCAAGATGACGCAGATTGATCTCATAACTATGGCTCTATCTTCAGGTGAGTCCATGTTCTTGGTTAGAAGCATGGTTTCCGCCTTGGATATGCAGTTCTTGACGATCAGTTTTCTGGTCTTCTTGGCTTTTGCTCGGATCTGAGCTTCTGTCTCTGCTGCAGCAACCCTGTTCTTCTGCTCATCGGCGTCGACGGACAGAATTGGGTTGTCGCAGTGTTTGTTGGCTAAGACGATGTACGCGTTCATCTCTGCCATTGCAGCTTCGGCAGCTGCTGCATCATCCTCCTGTGGAGGAAGTGCTGGAGTGTCGGAGCCATCTGCGGCCGCAACTGCAGCAAGAACGTCTGCTGCTGGGCCTTTCAGTTTGGTTGGGTCAAGTCTGCAAGCTGTTGTCTTGTGTTTGCCTCCACAAGACGCACACTGCATCTTCTTGCCACCATTTGGCTTACTCGCACTCCCCTTTGTAGGAACTTTGGTGTTGGGTTTCTTACCGCCTCCTTTAACCTTGGGAGCACTGTTATACTTGTGTTCCTGAGGTTCAGTTTTAGC